CCTCAGCCTTTTTCAGGATGGTCTTGGGGCCTGTTCTCCGGAGAATCTTCCCCTCAACAGAGTAGCCAAGCTGGCGTCCCGTGCCTTGGAGAGATTGCGCAAGGTCCCAAACTGCGTTGCCTCGCTTGTTGCCGAGGAGATACCCCTCAGCCCAGATTCCATTGGAGGGAGCTTGCTTTCCGTTGGGGAGCGTTTCCCCTTTTTTGAATTTCCGGATAGCTGGGGCATCGGGATAACCAACCACCCCGTCCATGCCCTTTTCGTGATTGTCATTGAACCAACCATTTTTTCCGAAGTAGGACAGGTCCAACCCGTCCGCCAAGACGGTCTCACCTTGAAAATCCGGTAGCTCAGTGGAGATGATTCCCCCGATGCGCCTCTCCTGACCCTTGGGGGCTCCAGCCTTTTCAAAGAACCAAATCGGCGTCTCAAACTGGAATGGCAACCCTCGGCTCATCCTCAATCTCCCAAAACAAAAGGGGCGAGCACACGGGATTGGTCCCAATGCGCTCGCCCCTACCGGATCAAAATCCAAACGGGCCTCGGTCCTTTTCTCTGGACCGTGCGTTTTCTATGGAATCGAACGTAGCCGGATTCCAGAGATTCGTCAACCTTTGATCTTGGCCACGTACCTCTCGGTGGGAATCTCTGTACCCTCCACGATCTGGATCGGGAGGGTCACCTCACTCTTGCAATAATGGCACTTGGTCTTGCAGACCCCATCTTTGGTGAACCGCATTTTGCCCCCGGGACGCACCTCAATGTCATCCCCGACTTTGCGGATCACCTTATTCTTGCACTGTGGGCAACGCATGAACCCTGGCCAACTCCAGTGGAATCACAAAACGGGTGTTGAGATCATCCAAGAAACGGAGAGCTTTCTCAAATTGCTCAGCACCTTTCAAGGCATCAATGAATTCTCTCATGGCCGCTCGGATTGCTTCCCGCTCCTCACCTTGCGGATACGGTTGAGCCTCACCACCATGAGGAGATGGCTTGCCTGTTGGATATTCGTACTGAGGTCCATCCACAAGGTAGGTGCTGTCCCTGCCCTCCCCGTGTAGCTCGTCCTGTACGAACGTCTCAAACGCTCGGGCAAACATCTCATGGGGAGTGCCCCAATAGGCACGCCCGAGAATGGCCGAGTCTTTGGCAAACCGAGACGCGGTTGGGTCCACCCTCTTGAGAGCGTTGATCTGGTCTCGCAGCCTATTGGTCGGGAGTCGAATGTCCTCAATCTCCTCCTCGATCTTGGCCATGCGCTCCTCATCCTTTTTGGTGCGGACCAGCTCTCCAGACTTGAGCCCAGCGATCTTTTTCTTTTCTTTCTCGATCCAATACTCAAGGTTGGACTCTTGCTGGATGTCCTTTTGAGAGAGCCTACCCTTTTCCTTTTTCCTGGCTCGCAACTCATCCAGGTCTTTTTGCCATCGATCAACGTTGCGCTCTTGGTAGAGCTTGATCCGCTTCTCAACATCCTCGGGCTTGGACTTGGCTTTGAGCGCTTTGTGCTCCCGGACCAACTCGTTGTTTTTCAGAATGAGCTTGGTCTCCTCGTTCTGAATAGCGTTGATGCGCTCTTGGTGCTCCTTTTTGGCTCTCACCGGATCAGGATGCTTGTGCATCGCATTGTGGACTTTCACGTATGCCTTGCGCACAGACTCCGGCCACTGGCTGGACTCCGGAGCATGGCTCAGATGCATACGCTCACCCGTGGTGTCTCCGGGGGTGTTGATGGTGGCAATGAGGTTGTCCAGAGCATGACCCCACTCATGCGCCAACGAGCCACCACCACGGAATTTCGTGATGTTGATCACGAACCGTCCGGGCTCGTAATGAGCCGCAGCTTTCCCCCGCCCGCGGGCACCCATAGCGATGCCCAGCCGGCCGTTGAGGGAGATCATCTTTGGATCGATGCCCAGCACCTCAGAGAAATCATGGAGCGCTCCCTCAAGAGCCTTGGTGTGCTCCTCCCGATCCGCTTGGCTCATGTAGCCGTCTTGGCCGTAGTCCACCTCTCTCAGGTTGAATGCCTTTTTGACACGCTCCGGATTCGCGTCTTTGACTTGAACGTTGGCCCCCTCACGTTTCACTGTCTCAGAAACGATGTTGGCCCCGGTCCACTTCTTTTTGGTCTTGCCTCGGGCCTTGGCCTTTTCAGACTTGGCTTTCCGATCAGCCGCCTTGGCCGAGCCACGCTCCTCCAGATACTTCCAACCGTCGCCAACACCACCACTCTTGTCGTAGCTCCAAGCATTGTCCGCGGTCAGAGACTCTTTGAATGCATCGTTGAATTTCTTGCCGCGTTGAGAAATGAACGAAACAAACGAGCGCCCCAAACAATCGTAGGGACGTGATGCCCGAGTCACGATTTCTGTGGAACCATCATAGTAGTTGGTCCGGTATCGGTATTCCACATTGGGGTTGTCCTTTTGCAGCTCTGCAATCTTCGCCCCAATCTCCGCACGGCTCATCATCTTCGCTTTGTGCACAGTCTCCCATTTCGGAGACGTGCGTTGACGCCGATCCATCTCGTTCAAGAGTGCACGAAAATCATCCAGATTTTTCACCTGTTTCATGGACCCAAGAATGGCGTGCACCTCATCCACATATCGGGATCGTGCCTCTTTGCTGTCTCCAGGCTTGGCCACGATAGCTGCGAGCAACGCCAAGGTCATGTGGGCCGTCCCAGGAGACATACCCAGAGCTTTCAAGGTCTGGAGGTCATGCGCTGGGACCAGATTCTTTTTCCGGACCAATTGGACAGCATCATCATAGTTCATGGACTCCAATTGCTTGGAGCTTGTGATGTTTTCGATGCGCTCCAGATCCTTTCGGCTTCCCCAGATGTGATCACCCGTGGCCTCAATACGCTTGGAGCTTGGCCGCTTCTGTCGTGTACCCGTGGCCTTAGCCTTGGCCTTGGGCTTGGGCTCCGGCTGATCGGTCTCGCCTGGGATAGGAGCATCGGCCGCGATTTTGACCTTGGCCATCTCCTCCCCAACGTCCGTGGTCTCGGGCTCGGGCTCAATGTTGGCTCCGAAATCGAACGAGGTATCCACCTCATCCGGGTCCGCGTTCTCCACAGCCTGTATAGCGTCACGCTCCACCCGAGCATCATCCTCGGCCTCTTGACGTTCCTTTTCAGCCATCTCTTGAGCTTGCTCAGCCTCTTGGGCCACGGTCCGCTCCATGATTGATTTCTGGACCAGATCGGGCTGACTGAATCCTGGGAACACCTTGGACAGATGATGGCACACGTCCTCCATGGCCCACCACTGAGTCTCCCCGGGGTGGAATTTCGCCATGTAGCGATCAAACCAATCCTGTAGCGACACCACCCGGTTGTCCGGACGCTTCTCAAACTTGGTGGGCTTTTCGAGATCCAACGTGTGGTTGAGATAATCGAATCCCTCCACACCCTCGGCCGGACTCATGCCCTTGCGACCCTTGCGCTTGTACTCCCCGTCCAGAATCTCCCATTGGCCGAAATCGATCCGGCTGTTGGCTGCCATCAACTCTTTGTAGGCAGCCTCTTTGTTGGGGAACCGGGTTTTGCTTAGCTCGGTCCGCTTCTCACCTCTCGGCTTCACCACGATGGTAGTGGCCAGGGCCAGAGCTTCCTCGGACAGCCGCAACTCACGAATCTCCGAAACGAGCACGGCCTTGCCATCGGCCACCAATTGTTTGTGCTTGGCCCGTAGCTCATCCACCCGAGCCTGCAACGTCTTACGTGGTTGTTTGGCCAGCTCCAACACTCGTTGGTCTACAGGTTTGTCCTCAACCTTGGGCTCCGGGGTTGGGGCCTCAACCCGAGCTGCCATTTTCTCGGGCTCTTTGACCACCATCTTTGGAGCTGGGCCTTTCTCTGCGAATCGCCCCACACCCCACCTGCGCTCAAACTCTGCCAATTGGATACGGGCCTTGGCCTTTTGCTTCTCACTTCCATACTTGTTGGCTGCCTCCACAGTTTGTTTGAGCCGCTTGTGGGCAGCTTTGATTTTGGCATCGTGCTCTTTTTGAAACATCTCATGGAGCACATCGGCTTTCATGCTGAGGTAGTGACCAGACTCATCATGCTTGATCGTCACGTAGCCATTGGCGTGCACCTCGGTCACCTCATAGTGGCCCTTTTGCTCACCATGAGTGATCTGCAACTTCTCGCCTACCTTGTATTCCTTGCGATGATGCTTGGAGGTCTCCCGGTAGATGTAGCGGTACTTGGGCTTTTGCTTCCCGGTAGGGATGCGCCTCAGATACTTGTGGCCAGCCGCTTTGATGAGGTCCAACGCACCATCGAAATCGAACGCCTTGATCATCCGATCAACGCGCTCCATTTCCGCACCCCATCCATCGGCAATCACAAATGACTTGAACAGGGCCATTTGTACTGGCTTACCCGTGGCCTGAGACTCGCCACCCAACGTCAATTGACGTGGCTGAGAACCCGCGCCCGTGTGCTCCTCAGCCTTTTTTGGTTGAACTGTAGGCTCGGGAGCGGGAGCCGTCACCTGTGGCTTGGGCTTGGGCTTGGACCTACGCTTGGGACGTGGCCCATAGTCAGGCTCATCCACTGGCTCCACAGGCTCTTTGGTTTGGCCCCCGGTCTTGGTGTCTTTGATCACAAACTTGGCACTGGCCTTGGGCTTCACTGTCTCCCCACGCATCTGAGCCAACACGTCCGCGGGATTGATGCCCTTGTCCATCCACTCCCTCTCCTCGGGAGTGAGCTGTTTGCCCTCTTGGAGCTTTTTGGCCAGATCAAATTTCCGTTTGAGGATGTCCGCAATGGACTCATCAAACTCATGCCCCTCGGCCACCATCCAATAGACGTTCACACCCTTGGTGATTCCCACACGATGCGCCCGGTCCTCAGCCTGTCTGAGGTCTGAGGGGGTCCATGGCAAATCGTTGAAAACCACTTTGTCCGCTGTCTGGAGATTGATGCCAATACCGGCCGAGCCAGTGGTAGCAACAAACACCCGGACCGTCTCGTTGTCCTTTCGAGACTTGGGATCAAACTTGGAGATGGCTTCCTCTCGTTTCTTGTCCGAGGTCTGGCCGTGGTGCACCACAGCCACCGAGCCTAGCTGGCGAGTGATCTCCTCGGCCGCGGGCACGCTGTCCGTGAACACCAACACGTTGGAGTCCGAGCTTTCCAACATCTCTTTGACGAATTCCACCGTGGTCGGCACCTTGGCTTGCGCCAGCTCGGACTTGGCCTTGCTGATCTCCCCGAAATCGGCTGGGGGAGCGGGCAGGTTTTTGACATCCATTTTGAGGATGGCACTGGTTTTCCCTGGCA